GTTCTGCATAAGTCCGCAAAGTGCGGCACGATTAATGACACAAGTATTTATCCGAAACAAGAAAAGGCTAGTGCAAAAACACTAACCTTCTTGTACTGCATGTATGGAGCGGGTAAGGAGAATCGAACTCCTGTCTAAAGGTTGGAAACCTACCGTAATAACCACTATACGATACCCGCATAATAGGGTGATAGGTTGGGATTAATGATTACCAACAACTCCTTAGCAACTCATCTATGTAAGTCGGAGCGCCTAACATCGAACCGTTAAGTCCAAAATCCATATCTTCGTATCTCTACGCTCATACAGTCCCACTACAGGTGTCAGCCAAGTTCGCAACGTTGCAGTTGCTTGTTCCTTGCACTATCATAACAAAGGATATCTCCTAGCTATGTATATATAATAGCACCGATAAGAACGTCTGTCAACCATTTAATTAAAAAAAAGTCATAAAAAAACAGGACCCGTAGGCCCTGTTTTTATTAACTATTGTAAAGTTTACTGGAAACTTACGTTAGCTGAGTTAGTTGACAAGTCAACTTTAGCTAGATAGTCAGCAGCGTTACCCAAAGATGACGCTGTGTTGTTTAGCTCGACATAACCATAACGTGTCATGAACGAAACAACTGGCTCAAAGCTAGTCGGATCAAGTACAACGCCTGAGCTCATTAGCGGGATGTATGGGCAATAGAATGCCGCTGCATCTGATTCGCTTGAACCTTTATATCCAATAAGGATATCAGAACTATCTGCTGCATATGTGTTAACATATACTTTCATTGCATTGTTCAAAGTACCAACCATCTTAGTGTTAGTTGGAGCTTCAAATGTGCCTTCAGTTGTTCTTGCGAACGCTGAAGTTGTAGCAGATTGTAGAATTGTTAGTGCAAAAGGACTAACAACAGCCCAGTTACCTGCGCCTCTACGTGTACGCTGAGCGATCTTGTTTGCTTCACGGTTGATTAGAACAGCTAAAGCAGCATGCTCGTCACCAACGAAAGTAGCAGTACCGCTAACAGTTGCTTGGTTATAAGTAGAACCGGCTGTACCAGCAAGTGTACTTAGCGATGCTAGTACTTCCTGGTCGATCTCAGCAGTAATCTCTTGTGCAAGAGCTGCCATGATTTCCGCTTCAACATCAATACCATGCATTGATTGTGCGTCTTGAGCAGCTTCAAAAGTCCAACGAGCTGATAGCTTGCGTGATTTTGCTTCTACTGTTTGCTTCAAGATTTGGATGCTTAGTTTATTACCTGACTCACCTTCTAGTGCGGCAGTTGAAGCTGCTTTACCAGTAGTTGCGCCTGAATAAGATTCAGCAATCTTGAATGGCGATAGTGCTTCTTCGCCTGCTGTTGCGCCACTTGCGCCAGCATTAAACGTGTCCGAATAACGAACTCGTAGTGTGTGGATTTGTCCCACTGGGCCTGTCATAGGCTGAACACCAACTAACTCGTTAGCGATAACGGTTGGCATTACACGTCTGATGACCGGTAAAATAACTCTGTTAAGAGTTGCGACATTGCCAGCTGACGTTGCGCCTGCACCAGCAGATTCACTTAAATACTTACGAGTATTTTCTAGTGTAGTTGCCATTACAGCTTTTTTGGTACCTTGTAGGCCTTCCAAAAGTGCGTTTTTTGTATCAGACCAGCGGCTTTCTAGTAGTTCCGACATAGTTTTCTCCTTATTTTAAACCAGCTAAACGACGAATGTCAACGACATTATCATCTTGCATTGAACTAGTGTTTGTTTTTGTTGTAGTGTTGTCTCTGTTGCCTGTAATTTCTTTTGCCTCTGATAAGACTGCCTTCTTTGCCGGAGTATTTCCATCAATCACTGATGGGAGGTACTTATCAAAAGATTTTTGAAGTCTATTGGTTTGTACTGATTCCAGTAAATCTGTCATGATCTCTCTTTGCCCTTTATTCAAAGGCTCCATTAAATCATTAAGTCTGTTTTTGCGTTCAGCAATTGCTGTTATACGCTTTACTTCTTGGCCTTTAGATTCTGCTAGTGTTTTTGCTTTTAGTGCAAATGCCTTCGCTTCAACTAACTGTTTGTCTTTAGTAACAACAACTTGCATTAATTTTGCAGTTTCTGAATTTTCATTCAGATGGCTTGTTGCATACTCTGAAGCAAAAGCTTCAAACATTTTACGACCAAAATCGTTGCTACGTGCAGATTGAATATCTTCTTTTAATGCGCCAATCTCTTTAGTAAGAGTTGATTCAACAATAGATGATACTTTAGCTGCGCTCTTTGCAATAAAGCTCTGACGAACTTCTGCAAATTTATTCTTAGCTTCTTTGATAAGTTTTACCTTAGTTTCTGCTAAGTCTTTCTTGTCTTCGTGGAATTCTGCAATTTCAGTTGCAAGTGCATCTACGATGAAGTTCTCAAGCATACTGAACTTATCAGCAATTGCTTTTTGATCTTCATGCAATTCAGAAACTTCTTTTACTAGTGACTCAGATACAAAGCGTTTTAGTAGATCTGCATTTTCACGCATTGCTACTCCGTACTTTGCTTTTGCTTCAGCTAGCTGTTTGCGATCATCTGCAAACTCAGCAATTTCTTCTGCAAGGCGTTCTGAGATCATAGAGTCGATAGCTTCAACCATAGTTGACTTATCGTGCTCGTACTTTTTAGCAAATTCTTCACGTAACTCAGCAGTTGCCTGCATTTTGTTTTCCTGAATCTTTTGCTCCCATGCGCCTTCGATGTCTGCACGTACTTCTTCAGAAACTACATCGTTTTCAAAAAGTGTTTTAAGTGCTTCCAACATATTTTTTTCTCCTTTTATTGGAGTCTGCTGATTATATTAACCAGAGATTCTTTTAAGTATTTTTGTGCCTTAGGATCGTGTTTTGTTGCCTGTGCCAATTCATATGCCTTCATTCCTCCACGTGCATTCATTAAATGCTCGTAGATTGCAGTAGGATATGCTCCAGGGGCGCTAGGCTGTGCCACCACGTCCACTGTTATTATTTCAAAGTCGCTAACGTTGCCGCTACCGTCTTCACTTACATTACCACTACCACGCGATGAAACTCCTAGTTTAACGCCGTTTTCCAACATTGTTTTAACTAGTTGCCCCATCGGAGTAGGTAGTATTTTTAGTTTACCATAACCGTTATCACCGTCCATCCAACATTCGGATATCATGTGACTTACACGGTCTAAGTTTATATTAAGGCCTTCTGGATGATCAACTTCGCCAAGAACACTGTATCCACCCTCGATTTGTTCGCTGAGAGTTTTGACAGCCCTGCCAATTTCGTTTACAGGATACACACGCTGGTTAGCGTTGCGTACTCCGCCTTGTATCATGATACCTTTCATGTACAAGTCTTTTCCTTCGTTAGCAGACTCAACGACAATATTCGCTTGGTCGAAACTTAGGTGTTCTCGTAAGTGATTCATCTATTAGTTCCTTACTTATTTGCCAACAGTTGATTTCTTGTTGTCAGCAGTTTCGCCAGCGCCTTTTTTCTCTGCGCCATGGCCTTTAGTACCTTTTAGTGATTTTGATGCTTTACCGCCTGGTACGTTAACGTTACCTGCATTATCTTCTTTAGAAGTATTTGCAGCTAGTCCGCCTGTTGTACCTTTAGTGTCAGCTTCTCCGCCTTGTACTAAGTTTGATGCATCGCCGCCCATGTTGTTTGGCGTTGCTACTGATGACTTACCGTTTACACCGTTGTCACCCATTGATGCAGTTACTTTTTCTACATACTCACGCATTGTTTCAGTTTCTGATTTCTCAGCTTCTTCAACTTCTTCGTCAGCAGCTTCATCAACTTCTTCGTCTGTTGTTTCAAAAGTAATTGCTTCTTCTTCTGGCTCTTCTTCAGCGTCCATATCCATATCCATAGGATCTTCTTCGCCGTCATCTTCGCCTTCGTCTTCGTCGTCACCTGACATCATTTTTTCAAATTCTGCTTTTAGTTCGTCAAGTGCATCTTCTAGATCTTCTACACGATCTTCAACTTCGGCTTCGCCTTCTTCAGCGTCCATATCCATATCCATAGCTGGTGCTTCGTCGCCGCCGTCTACTTCCATGTCGCCCATCATAGCGTCCATTGGATCTGCTTCAACTTCAAACTCGTCTAAGTTAAAGTCTTCGTCTAATTCTTCGTCATCAGACTCATCAACTTCTTCATCAGTAGTTTCGTCAACTTCTTCATCAGTAGTTTCATCTACTTCTTCATCAGTTGCTTCATCTACTTCTTCATCGTCTAGATCTGATTCTAATAGTGACTCGTATATGTCACGTGATTTCTCTACCACAATCTCGTGGAATAGTTCTTCAGCGCCTGCCTTGTCTTCATTGACAAGTTTTTCAAGCATCTGTTCAAATTTATTTTGATTTGCCATTTTTGTCTTCTCCTGTAAAAGTTATATACCTATGGTAAGGCTGTCAGTTGTATTTACTATATATAAGGATTATGGCATGATAATAGGCTCAAAACGAACCATTTAGGAATGAGGATACATTTTTTCAAATGTATCTACTATAATATGTTTAAGATTAACAATATTATTTAGCTCACTCGGAATAAAATTATCAGCTGCTATAACCCTTATGTACTGTGTATTAGTGTTTTCTTCAATAACATTTTTAGTTTGACGTAACCAATTACCGTAATACGTTGCAGTATCGCTACTACGTTTATAGTTATCAGTATCAGCATATATGTTATTGAAGTGCTTGCCTCCGTCTGTGCCTTGGTAATCAAATCCTAAAATATAGATAGTTGTATACTGTTGTTGACTAGCTAACCATAATGCAGTTGGTCCACTTGACCATCCCTTGCTAGGTTGAAAAAAATTAAATCCTTCCATCCTTGCAAATAGTTTATTAGGATTAGTCCATACTTGATTTTTTCTTTGGTACCCACTATTATTAATTTCAATAATCATTTTTGAATCAACTGCAACTAAGTAGTCGGGACTAAAGGATCTGTACAATGCATTACAGCCGTATACTTTGCCTATGTGTTTTAAATGTTCTGGAGATATAGAGGATCTACTAGTACCATTACCTAATACAAAAGCAGTATTAGGAGAGATTGCTGGTATTATTTCTTTTTCTATTACGTGTGTTACTTGCAGTGCATCTGCTTTAGCTTTGGCTTTAAGAGCCCTATACTGTTCTTTAGTATATAAACTCTTATCTATTTTTGCCATTAATTTTACATCTCAGGAACTTGTGCTGCGATTCCATACATTTGTCTTATGAATTCCAGTTCTCCGGCCTTCTCAGTAGTATGTAGTTCACTTGCCTTCCTTGCACGATTAATTTGACTTAATGTAAGGCGTGTTTTACGAGTATCGTTCATTTTAACAACACTGTCATCGTAACGAGGATCATATCGATCATCTTCAGTAGACTCAATTGTTTCTTTATCAAAGTAAAATAGTTCACGTAGTATCATATTGTATTTATATCGTTTGTGCTGTAGTTGCGCTTGCGCTTGCGCCTTGGCCGCCCGGTACTTCTCCTGTTGAAGTTTCTGGTGGAGCTGCTTCTCCGCCTATTTCTGGTTCACCTTCATCTGGTGCGATGTCTTCTGCTCCGTCGATGTCTGAACTAATGCCTGCACTACTAATACCAGCGCCACGCATTTCTGCACTTGCATCTTCGCCGCCTGTATTTAATGTCTCGTCATTTTCTTCTTTCCATAGACGTTCATTGTCTGCAACTTCTTCTTCACTCATTCCTAAGAAACGCATCATTGCAAATCTATTTGAAATATATGGAATTGCACTCATTTGCGTAAATGTTGGTACACGAGCATTATCTAACTCTGACTGTCTGTATGCTGCAAAGTTTTGCGGTGTTTCAAAAGATAGATCAAACATTGCTGTATCAATGTTAACGCCCTTTTCAAGTAAGTAGCGTTTAAACTCTTGATTAAATTCTTCTACAATTAAACCTTGTAGTCTTTCACAGTATGTATTAAATCTTAATTCCTGTATGTATGCAGTACCAACTCGTCCGTCATTGTAGGAACTTGCCCCATCATCAGCCCCCGTAGGTAGATAGCTGGAAGGAATTCGTAAGCCGCGTACGAGCTTATTAGTAAAATATCTAAGGTCATCAATTTCTCCTAGGTTAGTACCGCCTGGTAGTGTTTCAACTTTTGAACCACGTCCTTCAGCAGTTTGTGGGAAGAAGTAATCTTCGTTAATTGAAAGCGGATTGTAACTACTATCAAT